CTTGCACTTCCTCTTGGAGTCCCACTGGCCCCTCCTCCTCATTGTCATTGGTTTAGTAGATAGTGGCCGTCAAAATACCAGCGTTGTCATTATAAAGCAAGGATGTGACGTTTAACCCGCCAGTGACGGGTTTATTGGGGGTTTTATCTAGTACATTGGTTGATTGACCAAGATAAACACGAAAGAAGAAATGAAGACTTTAATCAAAAAAATATTTACATCAATGAAACCTAGATCTAGTGGTTACTACTACCAACACCAAGTCATGACTGACGAACTAGAACGAGAACTAATGAAGGCATACAGTGGTACAGGATACAGGGGTACAGGATTCAAAGGGAGGCGTTTCTAACTCCTTAAGTGCCGTATGGCAAAGAACCCTTCAAATCGGGGATGTGTCTCAACCATTAGCCGTGCATAGTGGCTCGTATAGTTGTTGTTCAACTTGAACTCCGACGAAGGATCGTCCGTTCGGATCATCCGCTCCCATCGAAGAACCTCAAACAACATCTTCATGCTGCCTCGTTTGTGTCCACGGGAACGCAACTGGTCAGCCAACCCGATCAACTCATGGAACACCACTGGGTTGGTTTTATGAAACACGTCGAACTGTTCTTTGATGGGAGTACCCCATATGGATATCTGCCCTTCAAGCGTATTCATAATGCGCCTCTTTTCAGTTTGATTATCTTTGATCGAACACCTGTTCGATTTTGATCTTTTTATAATTGGATTTATATAACCTTATGTTTTCTAATAGTTAATACTCATTACTCTGGGAGTTATGGGTTGAGAGTTTTTGGCCCTCCAAAAGGAGAGCCAAAGTTACTCCGGTCATTATCGGGAGGTCGTAATAGGCATCTTGCGCTTTGAACAGAAGCGGTCAATCAGCGGGCATCCACACTTCATCCGATTTCGTTCTGGTACTGGTGCTGACTGCTGCCGAGTTCCACCATGAAGTGTAGGTCAGGGGCGTCCCACCACAGGACGTTAAGGTTCCAAGCCCCTCTAACGGGCGAACGACGCGGGTTGGGCGACGCCAAGCCTTAACAGGCTGGGAAATCGACCATACCCTCAGTGAAGAGATCTGTCAACTATATGATAATTGAGACTCGTCCTCGTTGTTTGTGGCCCAAACCGGCGACCTCGTTGAAACAGCCTGAAACGGCATCAACCTGATCGTCGTGCCAAGAAGATTCTGGGAAGGTGGCCATCTCGTCTAGGAAGTCGGTGATCCACGGACCTCTCACTAGGCGCACGTTTCCATTTGCGACCGCAGCAGCGTATGGCCGTGCCCTTGTGGTTTTGTCTCCAGTGGCTCGTATGCCTATGAAGTCGGAACCCGGCAATACATAGCGAGCGTATTGGTCGATCAAATTTTTCCCGCTGCTTCCCGGCTCCATTTCCATTCTGATTGGAACGTGGGGTCCATCCAGTTCGGCTGTCTTTGAAATGAGGCGTTCAATGTCAGCGCCGTTTTTGCGTATCCGTTGTATGTCGATGATGTAGAAGACGCCTTTGTCGAAAGCGCCCAATGCCCCCACGGTAAAGTCGGGGTCGGGGTTTACATGTGAGGGTTCCGTAGCGGCAAGATCCCAAAAGCGACACCATTCTGGATTGGTAAAATCGGGAAGATCCGTTGGTTCCACGACTATGAATGATTCTCTGTTGAACAGGGAACCTGTAGTCACGGCCCACCAGTCGCCGTTTTCTAGACGCTGTCGTTCGATGGGATCTATTTCTTGAAGTGCTCGCCGGTAAGAGACGGGATCTATGCCGGGATTGTCATCTAGGAAACTAGGAACAAAAACCCGATCAGGGGATTCGTCTGCTTCCGTAATGAATCTTTGCCGAACCCAGTTGGGTGCAGGGTTGGAGGCACACCTCATCCGCAGAGGAACTTCTGAGAGTGGTCCTTGGTTGGGTTTACGCAAACGAGAGAAAAGGTAACGGTAATCAAACTCTCTAATTTCGGTCACCTCGTCCATTCCGATAAATTGGAATTCGGACGATTTGTATCGAAGGTAGTCGTTCTGGTTGTTAAGGTACCCAAATGTGATTCGTGCCCCGGATGGAAAGGTAGCCACATACGTCGATCCGTTCCATCTGACGCTGTCGTGTTCTTTGACCCACGAAAGAAATCTATCCATGAGGGCACCGGGAAGGTTCAGGTCGGCATACGTCCTACGAAAAAGAATTGCAGAGTAATTTGGAACATCGACATACTGGAGAGCGGCCATGAGAAGCGCAGAAGATTTCCCGCCACCGGCTGCTCCGCCGAAAAGTGCTTCAAGATGCGATGATCTTAAAAAGGCTTTTTGAGTTAATGATGGTTCTTCCGGACAAAACTGGGGTGGTTTTGGCTGGAGGAAGTCATATATGTCTGTCCAATCTGCCATTGTGGGTTACACTTTCGGTAGCCGTATACTTAATCTTATAATGGGGAGTAACTGTTGTGGAGTTTAAAACCCTTTTCTCCCGATCTTACATTGCTCATGTCTGCATGGTGTCTGCTGTAATACTATTAGGAATAGGTTTCGCACAATTTCACATCGGCTGGGGTCTTGTTTCTTGGGGCGCTGGATTGGGTGCATACGGCTATCTGTTAGGTGCTGAATAAATATGGCATGGAATATGAGCAACAAGGCAATCGGCAGGGATGGAGAGAAAGCGATATCTATTGGTGCGCCAGTAGCATACAACGCTGGAATGGCCGGGAAGCCATACACCGATGGTTGGGATATTGAGCGCGCTTATCGTGAGGGGGTTCAAAAGGTCACTTGGGTGTATAGGGCGATTGATGCGATCTCAAGCAATCAGGCTCGCCTCCCCATTACGTTCCTTGAAGATAACTCTCCGTATGGGGAGCAGGTGGAGCGAAGTAAAATAAACACAGAATTATCGAATCTTTTGAATCAGCGGTCTAACGATGGCGAAAGTTCTTTTGCTTTCCGTTACCGGGTGTCGTCGCAATTGTTGATGAGTACCCGTGGAGTGTTTATTGAAATCGTTCGTGGCCGAGGCGGCTCTCCTGTTGCTTTACATTTATTGCCGCCTCAAAGTACTGCTCCTATACCAGATCCGAAAAAGTTTGTTTCTGCTTTTGAAGTGGATTTGCCGGGCGGTAAGAAGCAGCGGCTAAACCCCAAGAATGTAATTTGGATTCGTCGTCCTCATCCTCTTGATCCGTATTTGTCAATGACTCCTATGGAATCTGCTGGTGTGGCGATTGAGACGGACCAGTTGGCAAAACTTTATAATCGAAACTTTTTGCTGAACGATGGTCGTCCGGGTGGTCTTTTAGTTTTGAGGGGACAAATAGATGAAGATGACAAAGCGGAACTCGCGGCGAGGTTTAGAGGAAATCTTGCTAGGACTGGCGGAATCGGTGTTATTTCATCCGACGATGGAGCAGATTTCGTTGACACGGCAGCAAGTCCTAGAGACGCGGCGTGGGACACACTCCGACAGATCACAAAAGAAGAAATTCTTGCCTCGTTCGGAGTACCTGAATCCGTAATCGGAAATGCTTCTGGTAGAACGTTTGCGAATGCGGCGGAAGAGGGCCGTGTGTTTTGGTCGGAGACAATGGACCCTCATCTAGAGTTGCTTTCAAGAGGACTTGACATATTGGATGATAACTATTATGTGACATTTGATACGTCCAGTGTGCCGGTTTTGGAAATGGGCAAGCAGGAACGTGACAGGTATTACTTGACTGAAGTTCAGCAGGGGCTGATAACGCCTAATGAGTATCGTGTCAAAACAGGCAAACAAAAGGTAGATGCCTACTTGGCTGACTCCATGTTGGCTAGTCCGAACTTGGCACCAATTGGCAATACAGAAGAACCAATGCCGAAGGAAGAGGTTATGCCTGCTCCTCCGGCGGCTCCCGGCATGGAAGCGCCGTTGCCTCCTGAGGGTGCTTTGCCGGAAGGTGTGCCAGAAGTACCTGAAGCGAATCCAGTTCAAGAACCGGAACTTGCGGATGGCGCATTTCCCAAGGGTGATTCGCCAGAAGGTATTGAAGTAAAACGATTTGATTTAGAAGACACTTGGGAAACGAAAGCCGCACAGGATGTTGACCGATGGGAAGCAATCTTTGGTCGGGCATTAGAGAGGTATTTCCAACGTCAGGAACGAGTAATTATAGAAAAGGTGAGTGGGGCTAAAGCGAAACGTTTACTGAGCGGGGGCGAACTCAAAGTTGAAAATATCTTCGATACGGATATTTGGAATAAGCAAATAGAAGAGGATCTTGCTCCCGTGATAGAGGGGGCCATGTTGGAGGCAGCGTCTACGGCGTTGAAGGCATCTGACGAAAAGATTGAAACTTCTGAGGAAGAGATTCAGGAATATGTGGCTTCTCAGGTAAAACGCGCTCAGAGTGTTAATGCGACCACAAGGAAAGAACTTGCGGCAGCGATTCTTTTGTCGGGGTTGTTGGTGGGCGATAATGAAACCGCAGCACCTATTTCAGCGAAAATGGCGATGTTGAGTACGAGTGTTGCTGCTGTCTTTGCTGTTTTGCTTACGAAAAGACTGATTACGACTGCTGAGGTGGAGAGCAACGCTGCTTATAACGCTGGGTTATTTTTCGGTGGGAAGCGTGCTGGGGCTACAAACAAGACGTGGATTACTCGAAAAGATGTCAAGGTAAGGACGGGTCACGCCGTTATTGAGAATAAAACGGTGGACATCAAAGAGAGTTTTAAAACGGGAGTAACTTTGAGGTTTCCCGGCGACCCGTTGGCTCCTCCGGAACTTGTTATTAACTGTCGCTGTTTGATCAGATTTGGGGAATAAGAACTTTACTAAAACTACTTTTAGTAAAGTCTTCCATGCTGGTGTAGGAAACGGTTGTATTATCTCCCATAGTTCTCTACGCGAGGTACAAACATGCCAGCACTCACGTTTCCAGACGAAACCGAAATAAGCGATATCCAGTTTAAGGCTCGTGCTGGTCAGGTCACTATTGACAAGGCACAGGGCATTGTTGAATGTTTTGTTGCTGCTATCGGGAATAAAGATTCCGTAGGTGACATAATTGTTCCCGGTGCTTTCGATGGTTCATTAAAGCGTCGTAAGCCTCGTGTTGTTTGGGGACACAATTGGAATGAGCCGATTGGCAAAGTCTTAGACATTGTTGAAGTGGCACCTCGTGATCCACGTCTTCCGGAAAAGATGAAAAAAGCAGGCGTGGGCGGGTTGTACGCACGGGTTCAGTTCAATATGAACTCTCAGCGAGGAAAAGAAGCCTTTGCTAATGTTGCATTCTTTGGTGAAGAACAAGAATGGAGCATTGGTTACAAAACAATCGATGCAGATTATGACGCACAGCATCAGGCAAATGTTTTGAAAGAAGTAGAACTGTATGAAGTTTCTCCAGTTCTACACGGAGCCAATCAACTGACGGGAACATTGTCAGTTAAAGAAAGTGCTGAATGCGGTAAAGACGGTGAACTGTGTGCGGTGAAAGATTTTACAGAGCCAATTGAGACAAAAGCGGCTTTAGAAACAGTAGAGGAAGTTACTCAGTTGAAGCAGATGCTTGAAAAGGCGATTAATACTGCTTTCGATCAGGAGTCCACTCTGTGGGATTTTGATGACGTTAAGGCTGTTGTAACAAAAAACGATGAAGCATGGGTTATCTCATACACATTCAATAAGGATGAAAATGAGTTCATGTTTTCCACGCCCAAGTCTGCTGTCTTGGAAACGTTTGTTCGGGTTCTAGACGAGGAGACCAAAGGGGCGGGCTGCGGTTGTGGTCCGGCTCCTTCGACCGGCTGCGAGTGTGGCGAAGTAAAGGACGAAAAGGGTGCTGGGAAGATTTCTTCTCAAAGCCTGCAAAAAATTTCTAGAGTTATAGAAATTCTTCAGAGCATTGTTTCTGAAGTTCAGCCCTCCGAAGGTCCGTTGGAGCGTAAAGAGCCAGAGGAAAAGGTTCTGATGGCCGGGACATATGACACATATTCTGAAAGTCTTCCCTTGGAATGTAAAACGGAAGATGAAATTGCCGATGTGGTAGAAGCATTGGTTGGGGAGGGAGTTGCAGTTAAATTCCCAACCCCCGAAGCATTCGCTTCTGGTGTGAAGACTGTTGAAGTCTTAATGCCAGAAGATGAGGAAACTAAAGTAAGCGTTGCCCACGCAATGGGTAAGGCTTTGTCAAACATTGAATGGTTAACTACCGAGCCTTCCCAACAGGAGTCAAAAAATGGCTGAAGAAAACAACACCGATGAAGTTGAGACTGAAGAAAAAAGTCTTGAGGATCAACTTGCTGCCTTGGAAGAGGTAGCGGCCTCTCTAGGGGAGGACACAGAAATCAAGTCAGATCATTCTGCTGAAGAGTGTGAAGATGATGACTGTGAAGAGCATGGCACTAAGGATGCATCCGACGAGGATGCTTCCGCCGAGGATGCGGAAACCAAGGATGATGCCCCCGCTGAAGATGCACCAGAAGAGAACATGGAAGAAAAGGTTGCAGCAGCGGTTGAAGAAGTCCTTGCCGAAGGTGAAGAGGTCGATGAAAAAGCAGCGACTCTTACTGGGTTCCCTCACGACCGTGTGGTTCTTGACGATGATGATCAAGAAGACGACTCCGAAGATCTTCTGAAGCCTCCGGGTGGGGTAGAGAACGCTAAAGAGGGTGTCCCAAAGAAAAGGGTCATCGTCGTAGAGATGGACCCAGAACAGATCACCGAAGACATGAAGGCTTACGTCGTTGAAGTAGACGACGACAAAGCCTCTATCGACTTGGTCCCCGAAGAAGAAGAAGTTCCCGTTCGACCAGTTCTGGATGTACCCAGACCTCCGGTTTTGGAAGAGGAAGATGCTGAAGAAATGACGCATCCCGCCCGTCCGAATATGGGATCAGATGTTCCGACCTTAACTATGCCTGTTCCAGTTGCGGAAGAGGAAGAGGAAGACGACAAAGGCTGGGGCAAAAAACCCGGCAAGAACCGTCTTGCCCGCCTCATGGCATTGGCTAATGGCGACGATCCGGATGAAGAGGAAAAGGAAGCAGTTCCTGCTCCTAACTTACCCACGGCGATATTGATTGGTAAAGAAGATTCAGAACCAATGAGTGTCAACGATCATCTTGATCAGGAGGCTCTCGCAAATCGTCTTGAGCGTCTTGGTACAGATACCAAATCACTGGGTGGCGATGGCTACCTGTGTGCCATCGAACGCACTGTTCGTGGAGGAGACGTTTGCAACTTCTGCCGTGGCGGATGTGCCAGCGAAAAGGGTCTTCCCGGCTTGTTGGAAATTGAAGTTATGGCTGAAACAGAATTCAAGGGCGAAGTCGTTGATTCTGGTTACGCCCCCAAGGATGACATCTTCGTTTTGGATCTCAAAACTGCTGATGGTTTTATTGAGACTTACTACGCTGGCAACGGTTCCTCTCTTGGATGGATCGCCCTAGATGGTGAAGTCGAAGAAAAGACTGCTGAAGCAGAAGGAACGGCAATCGTTTCCTTTGAGGAAGCAGAGATGGTTGCTCTTAAGAACGTGAAGGGTAAGTCGCTTGGCGTAGATGTTGACATCTTCCAAGGTGAAGATGCTTACGTTGTTGAGATCGACGGCATCGACGGGAAGTCATATGACGCCTATGTGGGCGTGGACGGCCAGTTCCTTGGGTCAGACATGATTGAGTTGACCGATGAAGAAGCCGCAGAGATCAAAGAACTTCAGTCAGAAAAAGACGTTATTGAGGCAGAAATCGGCCTTAAGCGTCTTTACCCGGCATCTCGTACAGAACAACTCATCGAAGATGGGTTTGCGATGTCGGACGGTCGGTTCCCGATTGTCACGAGGTCGGATCTGACCACGGTGATTGTTGCTGCGGGCAGTTCTAAGTCGCTTGACATCAGGGGTCACATCACAAAACGAGCAGAAGAACTTGAGGCTACTGATCTCATTCCAGAAGGATGGTCCGAAGAAAAGACCGCTGAAGAAGCAGAGTTTGTGGCTTCGCTGATGGAAATGCAGATGATGGAAGTCGAAGAAG